CGGGAGAATCTATCGGTCAAACGCCATCGGTGCGGTGTATGAACAGCTGCGCCGCCGCCCTCAGCCATTACAGCAGGATGTGCAGGTCACGGTCATCCTGTACCCGCCGAACCGTGCAAAGCGCGATCTGGATAATTTCTTCAAAGCACTGTTCGACAGCCTGACACACGCGGGCGTGTGGGCAGACGATAGCCAAATTAAACGGATATCTGCTGAGTGGGGACCTGTAACAAAGTTGGGAAGAGCTGAATTAACAATCACTGATTTCAAACCTGCCGGTGTGCAGCCGGTTTAACGTGTGGGGTATTTATGTCGAACAGTTTGCTGACAGGAAAAGTGGTAACGATGTCGAGCCGAGAGATAGCGGCGCTGGTGCAAAGTAAGCACAGCGATGTGAAGCGCTCGGCTGAACGGCTTGTAGTTGGTGGAATTTTAAGCGCGCCATTGGCGCACACCCCCTATTTGCATGAGCAAAACGGTCAGGAATATCAGGAATACTGGTTCAATAAACGTGATTCTCTGGTGTTGGTCGCTCAGCTGTCTCCGCAGTTTACGGCGGCGGTTATTGACCGTTGGCAGAAATTGGAAGAACAGACTCAGGTTCCGCAGTCACTACCTGAAGCGCTACGCCTCGCTGCTGATCTGGCAGAGGAAAAACAGGTTCTTGAATCTCAACTGGCGCTGGCGGCGCCGAAAGTGGAATTCGTTGATCAGTATGTCATTGCCAAAGGTTCGATGGGTTTCCGTTCTGTGTGCAAGCTGCTCAAGGCAAAAGAGCCAGAATTCAGGTTGTTCATGATCGATGAAAAAATCGTATACCGGCAAGACGGGCAATTTACGCCATACAGCATGCACACCGATGCTGGTCGGTTCGAAATGAAGACCGGCACAAACCCGGCCAATCAGCATGCGTTCCGTCAGGCTCGTTTTACTCCCAAGGGGATCCAATGGATTGCCGGATTGTGGGCTGAATATCTTCGGAAGAAACAGGAGAACGCCGCGTGAGAGTATTACTAAAGACATACCCACAGAGGGATTTGGGGATCGTGCTGTTGCGGCCGCCGGGCGACATGCTGCAGCACTTTAGCGGTAAACGTCTGCTGATCACCGACGAGCCAGCAGACCTGCGCGGCGTGCCCGACGGTCTGGTACCGGTAGAGGCTCAGCCGTTATCGCGTGATCCGCGTCTCGCGCCCTTTCTTTCGTCAGAGCGCGTGATTGGTCTGGCTGGTGGCTGGGATGCGCTGAAGCTTTGGGTTAAGCGTAACCGCGGCTGTCAGTGCACCGACTTCGGCGGTCAATATCATCATCATGAGCTGGTGCAGGTGCGCCGGGCGCGCGGCATGGTGTCCCTGTGCTGGTCTCACGACAATGAATACCGCGACAAAGAATCAGCCAAACTGGACGCCGCGGCGCTGGCGAACGTCACTGAATTCGTGACAGAAGCAATCCGCGCGAGGTCTCGGCTACCAGACGGCCACCGCCTGACTTTACCGGAATTGTGCTGGTGGGCAACGAGTAAGGGGCTGGCCACACAGTTGCCGGAGGAAATCATTTGCGAGGCTCTGGGCGTGAAATACCGTGTACCTGGTACCCAGATGAAAGAATCCGACACCAACCCTTATGAGAAAGAACCGCGAGAGGCGCTGGTAAGCAACATCAAACCGGTGCTGGCGCTGGCTGTCGATCCGGAGACGAACGAGTCCTACATGCTGCGCCCGAAGCGCCGCCGGTACGAGAACACGAAATACACCCAGTGGGTAAAGCGCCAGCCATGCTGTGCCTGTGGTAACGGGTCTGATGATCCGCACCACATCACCGGCAACGGATTTGGTGGAATGGCGACAAAAGCGCATGACCTGTTCGTGATCCCGCTGTGCAGACGGTGTCATGACTCCCTTCATGCGAATACCCAGGATTGGGAAGCAGAACACGGTACACAGGAACATCTGTTACTGACGACATTAGACCGCGCGCTGGCGATGGGTGTTATCGCTACCGGCAAAGCAAAATAAGTGTGGAGACCGCATGAACCTTGAAACGATTTTGAAGCATTTTTCTCCGAAAGGCCTGTCAATCAGCGACAGTTCCCGCGCTACCGCGAGTGATGCGCTGAATATCACTGACATTATGGCGGCGCTGGGCATGACGCAGAGCGGCGCTGAATTCGGGCTGCGCTTGTTCCTGGCAAAAGCAGGGATCAGCGATCAGGACCGTGCGATAGCGATCGGCATGCTTACTCAGTACGCCAAACAACACGCGCCCAAGCATATCGGGAAGGTCGCCGGGCGCCGCATGGCCCAATGTCTCCGCATTATGGCCACAATGGCGTTTGAAGATTATGCGCGGTCGGCAGCGGCCACGTCTGATTGTCCGTGCTGTTCCGGTACCGGTTTTCTGAAAGAGAAGAGAACCTTTATAAATCAGTTGGCAATTGACCGTCGCGAATATCTTGAGGCGTTGCCGGGCAATTTAGGCCTGCTTTACCGCGATGAAATGAAGTCTAAAACGGAAGGCGAAGAGATAGTTGATGTCATTTGCCAGCCGTGCAAAGGAAAGGGTGTTATATCGAGCCGATGCCGTTGTAACGGGACCGGAAAAGTAGTCGATCGGGAGAAGTCGATTCTGATGGGGCTGCCGGTAGAAAAGGAATGCCCGCGCTGTCATGGTGTTGGTTATTCCCGCCTGCCAGCGTCAGTAGCGCACCGCGCCGTGAAAGCTTTGCTCCCAGACCTGCCAGAGAGAACGTGGAACAACAGCTGGAAACCATTTTACGAAAAGCTAATAACCAAATGCTTCATTGAGGAGTCGGCAGCAGAGTCGGAATTTAAAAAGGTAACCCAGTGATTTAGACGTTGCAAAAGTTGCCGAATCTGGCTAGATTTATCCCAATGATGGAAAATTATACCTGATATCAAGCCTCGGCACTCGCCGGGGCTTTGTCGTTTCTGGAGGATAGTAAAATGCACCAGTAAACGGATAGACCGCAGGCGTCAGCCAACGCAGCAGTAGTGATGCTGCTCCGAGTCCCCATAGTGGGAGCCAGATGCAGGTCCGAACTGCAATATGCGCTGGTGAGGGTTAATAAAGAAAAAGACATACCGGTAGAGCAGCTCGAACGCCAAACGAGCACCGGTTATTAGCGGCGGAGAGCGACAGAACACTCAAGGGCATGAGCGCGGCCACTGCGAAAAGTGGTATGGAATTAGAATATGCACATACTACTCAACCGTCATGTTTGAGATTCAATCTAACCGCTTTATCTGGGATAGTGGCGATACCTTACTATTCCAGAGAATTTATAATGATTGAGTGGGTGCAGGAGTGTTTTTTTAAAATTATTCAACATTACAGAGGAATGACAACATTTCTCTTTATTGTTGCGATGATTAAACTGATATATCCGACTGTTTTTTTAATATTAAATAAAAGATTAGATATCTCAGAGCGCAAAAGAAGAATTAAGATTCTGACAGATAAAGGTTTTTCTCAAGAAATAGCGAAGGTTATGGTTAAACAAGAGTTTAATTTAGCCAAAAAACCTAGTTGGATCGTAAGGCTTTTCACGAAAGTTTTTAGAACCAAAAAGTAAACAAATTGCGGTCCGCTTAGGCGGGCCTTTTTTATGCCCTCAATTCGGTTGTGAGGACACCAACAGCGATAAGGGGTTTATCAATGTCTGATCCATTGTCTGGCGCTGCTGGTGCCACTGTGGCACTTGCTGGCGTCAGTATATTCGGATGGGTTAGCGGTCTGGACTATGGCGTAGTTTTCGGTTCCTTTGCTGGCGCCATGTTCTATGTCACCTCAGCCACTGACCTTACTCTTCTTCGCCGGGCCTCTTATTTCTGTGTGTCCTTCATGGTAGGGCTTTTCGGGGCTGGCGTGACGGGTTCGAAATTATCTTCATGGCTCGGATACAGCGATAAACCATTGGATGCTCTGGGCGCGTTAATCATTGCAGCAATAGCAGTTCAGCTGCTGACCTTTGCGAGCAACAGAGCGAAAAACCCAACATCACTGATTGATCGGTGGAGGGGGAACAGTGGTAATAAATGACCCGCTGGTGATTGGCAACGTAGTGCTTTGCAGCCTGGTTGTCATTCGCCTCAGCTTCTTCCGTAAGAAGGGCGCTACCCATCGGACATGGGCTTCATGGCTGGCATACCTGCTGATCCTGGCATATGCGACGGTTCCGCTCCGATTCATGTTCGATCACTACACCAGCACCCACTGGGCGGCTTTCGCAATCAACGCGATCATCTGCGTTGCTGTGTATCGAACCGGTGGCAACGTCGCCAAACTATTCAGCGCCCTGAGACATCCACAATGACAAAAGAACAATTTACCAAGGCGGCTTCCCTCAGCGCCGACTTAGCCGCGCGCTGGTATCCGCATGTGGTGTCCACGATGGCTGAATTCGACATTTCCACCCCGGCGCGTCAGGCAGCATTCATTGCGCAGGTGGGGCATGAGTCCGGTGGATTTAAAACCCTGGTCGAGTCTTTCAACTATTCGATAGCCGGGCTTTCAGTGTTTACGCGCCTCACGGCATCACAGCGTGAACAGCTTGGGCGCCGGAATGGTGAAGGTCCGCTGCCTGTTGAGCGCCAACGCGCCATTGCCAATCTTGCCTATGGTGGCCGGTATGGCAACAAAGCGGCGGGTGACGGATATAAATTCCGTGGACGGGGACTGAAACAAATCACGTTCCTCGATAATTATCTGGCCTGTGGCCGCGCGCTGGGCATCGACCTAATCACCGATCCTGACCTGCTCCTTAAAGATGAATACGCGGCGCGGTCGGCGGGCTGGTTCTGGAAAGCCAATAACTGCAACAGCTTTGCCGACTCCAGCGACTTTGTGGGCCTGACCAAACGCATCAACGGTGGCGTGAATGGTCTGGCCGATCGGCAGGCTCGTCTGGCAATTGCCCAGAAAGCGCTGAGCATCTGAGAGGCATGACGTGGAAACATCATTGTTCGCTGCTGTGCTTAAGGCTTATTGGAAATCGGCTGTTGCCATATTACTGGCCGCCGCGCTGGTCTGGTGGATTGAGGGGCTGCGCTGGGACGCCGACGTGTCAAAGCTGAAAGCAACCCACACTGCAGAGCTGAAGAAAATCAGTGATCAGGCAGTGATTGACCTGACCAACCAGAGGAAGCGCACCGAAGCGGCACAAACCGCGCTGGCGGAGCTGGATGCAAAACACACGAAGGAATTAGCCGATGAACAAGCCAAAAATGACAGGCTGCGCGCTGATGTCGCTGCTGGTACTCGCCGGGTGCGGATCGCCGCGGCAAATCTTGCCACCTGCGAGCTCGTCGGGAGTAGCACTACCGGAACCGGCGGCGTGGGCGATGCAGCACAAGTCGAACTCTCTGGCGCTGGTGGACGGGCTGTTCTTGATCTCCGAGCCAGCGCCATCAAAGACGACAAAGTAATCCAATACCTTCAGGGCTATGCCGCTGAAGCCCAGAAGCGTTGCAAAATTAACTGATAAAGGAATGATTGATGAGCGAAGCAAAACCGCAAGACGGCAGCACAGTCAAAGGCTACCGCACCTTATCTGAGCAAGATATTGCCGACATGAACTCACTGAAGGCGCTTAGCCGCCAATTTGTCTCGCATTTAGAAAGACTGCGCAGTGATGGAGCGGACCCGCGCTGGCTGGCGATCGCCAAAACGGATATGCAAACTGCATGCATGGCTGCGTGCCGTGCTGTGGCGCAGCCAGATGGCGACTGCTAAGGCATTACAGCAGGCATTCACTGAGTGCCTGTGATAATGCTTTCTTCATATAATTCACAAGAGTAATCTGCAATCTTCAATTAAGAAAAGGAGATTGTGATGTCTGAACTAGACTTTGAAGCGATGGGCCGCTGCCAGCATATAGGTAAGCAGTTAGAGTCTGCATTACGTGATAGATTTACGGAATATAGCCGCATGACCAGCTGCTTTAAAGCAAACGGAAATGGGCAATACAACAACTCTGTTACAACGACAGATCTGGATAAGATGCAAAAGCATTTTGAAGAATTGAAAGTTTTCGAGAAAAAAATATTAGAGCTGGTTACAGAATATAATGAATGGGCTCCGAAAGCTGGCATTACAATAATCAAGCTCAGTAAGTATTAAGTTGATTGATTACAAAAAAATCTCAGCCTCGCATTTGCGGGGCTTTTTATTGGAGCCAATATACAGGTCACTTTAGATGGCGCCCCGTATGAGTCTGTGTGCAAATTGGGTTCGGGGTTTGCCTACTGGCGGATAATTATTGGAGCTTATGTGTTACACGTCTTTTATCTAACACCCTTCAAAGCCGGTGATATAGGTGGTGGGATCAACGATTCAATATCAAGACTACCAGCTGATGCGTGGGTGTGTATTCGTGACGCTGACACGATGTTCCTCACACCTCAGCAGCAGAAACAAATCGCGGATATTGCTGGCGCTGATCCTGAATTCGATGTGATCGGATGTATGACAAACCGGCTCCGATCGCCATACCAGACGCATGGCGGTCAACTCAGCGATGAACCGGATATTCGAGCTCACCTGCAGATTGCCGAAGAGCTTGAAAGCCGTCACTGGGGCGAATTGGTAGAACTTCCAGCGCCAGAAGTGGTTGCCGGGATGCTGATGCTATTTCGCGTTTCTCTCTGGCAGAAAATCAAGTTTCAGCAGCGTTCCATTTATTTCGATAAACAGTTCTGCGTTGCAGTGCGGGCCGCTGGCGGTAAGTTGGCAATAGCGCGCGGCGTCTACCTGTTTCATCTTTACCGGTTCGGGAAGCCGAATCCCTGCGATTACACGGCGCATTTAACATGACAAAGATTGGTATCGGG